CTGGAGCGGGCGATGGGAATCGAACCCACGTCTTGGCGTGGGCTCCTGCGCTGGCTCAGAGATACTGTCTCAGCACCAGCATTCGATCTCTTTCATCCCCGTGTATTGCCCGCCTGATTGTTGTATGTGAGCAACTGTAAAGCGCACCGAGGCTTGCCAAAGTGTGGACGCCTTCGCTGTACAAGCGCTTGATCTCTGCCATCTGTTCATCAGATAGCTTCTTCGGTCGGCTCCCGACACGAACACCCCTCTTGATCGCCGCGACCTGACCGGCAATCGATCGCTCTCGAATCAGCGTTCGCTCGAATTCGCCAACCGCTCCCAGCACCTGGATGATCAGCTTGCCCATGGGTGTTGATGTGTCCACCGGCTCCGTTACGCTGCGCAAGCCTGCTCCCACAGCTTCAAGTCGTTCGAGCACCGTCAGCAAATGCTTGAGGCTGCGCGCCAGACGGTCGAGCTTGTAGACGATCAAGACGTCCCCGGCCTGCAGAGATGCCAAGCATTTTTCCAGTTCAGGCCGCTTTTTCACTGCGGATTGCTTTTCTTGATAAATCGTCGTGCAGCCCGCTTTGCGGAGCGCGTCGAGCTGCAATGCAGTGTGTTGCTCAATTGTCGAGACCCGTGCATATCCAATCAGCATTCTTCGATTTTTCCTTTGTTTTGGTGCATTGAATCGTAAGCAGTAGCTTGGGAATCAAATGCTGCAATAGCATTGGTGCTAGGCTTTTAATAGCAAGTTTGATCTGCCATGGAGTGCGCACAATTGCTTGATGGGGCTCGCTTCGCCCTGCGGTTTCAACGTGAAAAACTACGTTTTTCCCGTCGAAATCCTCTGGCTGCGCTGCAGGCGTCAGAGGCGCTTCGCGCAACAGCCGTTGTCTTTTAGGGCGGCGGTTTGCGGCCCGCTGAGTCCAGGCGCTGCGCTTCGCGGACCTGAGCCGGCGCGACCGTGGAGGCAACGATGCGACAGTGTTCGACCTGGTCGAAATCAGGAAGCTCGCGCAGGCGCGCTGGGGAGACCGTGAGCACATCGCCGGGTACGTCGCGCGGGACAAGGTGAACATCAGGGGCTTCGCCCCCGATACCCCCGTGCTATCCGTGCAGAGATAGTGCCCAGCTTCCGCGCTGCGGTTTCACAGTGAAGACTGTTCCAGTCTCCCCTGCGAAATCCTCTCGCTCCCGCAAAACCCTGTGATCCCGCCTCTCGGCAAAATATCCGTGCCCTGCTGCGCCCTGCGGTTTCAACGTGAAAAACTACGTTTTCCCCGTCGAAATCCTCGTTCAGCGACGGCCGACGATGGATCGAGCGACATCGAGCGCATAGCGCAATCCGTGCTGCGGCAGCGGCGCCGGGAACACAGGATCGGGTACGAGCTCGACCGGGCGCGGCTCGAAACGCGACAGATCTCCGCCAGCCAGTCGCTGCGCGCCGGTATCGGTGAGCTGGGCACACAAGCCGGGCGGGACAGGCACAGGTGCGCCGACCTGGTCAAAGCAACTGCACCGCTTGGGCGACCTGATGCACCCCACGGCCTGCGCGCCTGGCACTGGGGGCTCAGCAACAGCGGCAGGCCCAGGCGCTACCGGTAGTTGGATGGCCTCAGAAACGATTGGTGGCACAACCAGGGGAGGCGTCAGGGACACCGGAGGCAGGCCCTGCGCGTGCACCAGCCAGCCGCTGGACACCAGCGCGCAGGAGAGGACACAGGCACGGATCACTGCCCGCTCCCATCGTCGTAGAGCTTGCCTGCAGCCCAGAGGCACACAGCGACACAGAGCAGCCAGAACCAGATCATGAGACCCCCTTGAGATAGCGACGCGCGTACTCCCAAGCCTGGTCAGCCGGTAGCCGCGCGCACAGTGCAATTGCAGGTAGCTGCGGCTTGCGCACAGGCGCCGGCTTGAGCTCAGGCGGGGCCATGCGCAGCAGACGCGCGAGCCAGGATCGGGGCTGGACTGGCTGATCGTGTCGGCCCTTGACGTGCCACGCGCTCAGGTAGCTGTACGGGCCTGCATAGAGCTCAGTGGCATAACGGGCATCCTTGGGGTCACGCACCCAATCCCGGAAGACCTGCAGCGTGTCATAGCCGTCGTGGAGGTCCTTGCCCGCGAACCACTCGCGATCGATCGTGACGCCAGGAACGTCTGTCATGGACGTGTTTGCGATGTGGAACTTAGGCAGTCGGCCACGCTTGCCAAGGAACGTCCCCACGATGGGAATTTTGATCTTGTCGGCCCGGATGCAGCGCACCTGATATTCGGCCAGGCCTGAGCGCACTTGCTTGTCGATCATGTCGATGCTCTGAACGATCAGGTACACGTCCCAGCCGTGTTTACGCGCGTGGATCAACCAGTCGAGCAGCTTGGCACGCTCAGGGTCCGCAAAGCTGCGCGCATTGAGCCAGGAGCCGAGCTCATCAAGCACAAGCACGCCATTGAGCTCTTCATCGTGCCGGTGGTCTGGGTTGCCCGGTCCAATGTCGGCGAGGTCCTGCGCCGTCGGCTTGTCCGGCACACGCGTGGCCGTGGTCCTGCTGCCAGCTGGCAACAGGTGCTCCAGGAAGAGATCAAAATTGGTGGCCACACGGCGCCCCTGCTGCAGGGCCTCGCGCATCTTGAGCACGCAAAACTTGCCCTTGCCCGTGCCCAGCTTGCCCTGTACGACATAGACGGGCATATCAACCTGCCTTCGCGAAGAGGTGCAGCAGATCACGCTGCCAGGTGTAGACCGTGCACGCCGTCCAAATGGTGATGTAAGTGGACAGACAGCCCGGAGCTATGGGCGGTATCGCCATCTGCAGGCACATCATGAAGAGCTCAGGAGGACCCTCACCCATGGCCGCCGTAAGCGAAGACAGCGAGGCGCGCATGGCGATGAATAGCGCTGCTGTCAGGCCAGTCATCAGAGTGACCATCGCGATACCAAAGGCGATCTTGCGCGAGACATAGGTGATAAGGGCGGCAACGAGGCCGGCAAATAGGTTGACGAGCAGCCCGCCAAGCAATGGCATGTCAATCCCCCTTTGTCGTCACGCGGAACACCATGCCAAGCACGGCAATGAATGTGCCTACAGCCCATAGAAAATTGAGCACCAAATTTGTGTAGGGCACGATGGGGCAGATGTCGATACGCATCTCAACGCCAGTGCCGAGGGGCAGAGTGCCGAGACTGATCGGGCGACACTGACCGTGCACGAACCATGACCAACTGGTCCCCCAGCTCGTGTCCTTGTCACCCGTGCCGGTGATCTTGTCAGTGCCTGTTTTGCGCTGGGCATCCAGGCCGTCGAGCTTGCCGTTGAGCTCACCGTAGGCGGACTTGCCATCGGGGGTGCCGGTCTCGTCGATAGCGCATTTGGGCTGTCCAGGCAGGCCGCAGCCTTTTTTGTCCTTGTCGCCCTCACCCTCGCCCTCACCACCCGTTCCGCCGCCAGTGCCACCACCACCGCGAGGCCCACCGTCATTGCCCCCAGTGCCGGTCGATGGAGTGCGACCTGAACCGCCATTACCAGCACCCTCACCGCTGCCCGGCTTCTGCCCCGCTTTGGGGTTGCCCTTCTCCTCGCCCTTGCCCGTCTTGTCCTTCACAGAGGGCTTCTCAGACGGCGGTATTGGCTTGTCAGCATTACCAACGCACACAGTCTTGCCATTGACCTCACCGACATACCCGGGGCACTGCATGTTGGGTTGCTTGGGGTCAAAGGGCGCATCCTCAGGGCCAGGGGTACAAGAAAACCCCCCCTGCACCATGGAGTAATCAGCAGAAATTCGATAGAGGCCCTGAGACGAGGGAGACTGAGATCGATAGCCAGTGGGATCCTGACCCTGAGCAAAACTGGCACGGCAGCCATCCACGCAAGCTGCAGATTGAGTATTGGGAAACTTGAGAGCACCTACATAGTCGTCCTTGTCGACTTCTGAGCCACGCGCCCAACCCAGCGTGTAGTTAGCCGTAGTAACTTGACCAGCAGCGGCCTCACACTTGTCAGCGCTGACAGGGACACAAGCACCGCCACTGCTGGCATACCCGCTGTCACACTGGCAGGTACCGTTGACCATGGTGGCGTTAGCAGGGCAAGAAGCCGTGCGAGTGAACAAGGTGTAATCGGTATACACAGGACCTACCCATTGCCCGGTGTACTTGCATTTGGTCGGCTCCTCAAATCCCGTGTACTTGTATTTGTATTCCTTAGGCAATCGAGTCTCAGCCTCCCGGCACGCTGGCTCATACGAGTCGTACCAGGGGCCGTCAGATGTGACGCCATACTGCGTGCTGCCAGCTTGTGCGGTAGCCAGCGTGCAAAAGACGCAGAGCAGGGAGACAAGAAGACTGCGTAAAGCAATAAAAAGGCGCCGCGCACAGCACGCACCAGGCATGACATACGCGGCGCCCATGATCAGGCCTTGCCGCCGATACGCTTGATGAACTTGGCGCCAACAGTCCAGCCCACAGACGCGAGCGCCACGGTGATGAAGGCCAGGCCAGCGACCGCGATGATCGCCAGGATCTTGCCCTGGGCGTCGCCGATAGCGGCTTCGGGAGTGGTGGCCTGCGCGAACGCAGCAGGGGCCGACATAGCCAGGACAGCGAGGACTGCCAGGCGGTTTTTCAGAGCTTCTTTCATGCTCGTTTCCTCTCTTCGAAAGCACCGGATAGCGCCGGTTCGCATCAGGCCGAATTGCCCAATTTGGTGATCCAGGAGACCAGGACGCCGAACTTGTATCCAGCGAAGTAGCAGGCACACAGGCCAGCAAGAAACAGCGTCATATCAACCACTCCTACCCTGCCGGTAGCCCAGGATGAAGGCGAAGAACAGGCAGGCGGCAATCTGCAGGTCGGAGTCCATATCAGCCGCCGCGGAGATCGCGTTGCATGGTCTGGGCCCAGTCGGGCGCGGGCGCCTGATACATCGCCTCGGATGCAGAGCCTGCGGCCAGAAAAACAAAGACGAGTGCGAAAAACATGTGTGTCCTCCTTGCGTTCGGGGCATCCGGCCCGCCCGCTGCGCAGGCAGACCGGAAGCCCCTACCGCTGCGGTTGGTGATCTGCAGGAGCGTCGCGCCGTGCGATCCAGCGATCGCAGAGGCTGCGGGCGAGTTCGTATGCCATGGCGCCGGCGACCCCTCCGACCAGGCCAAGCAGCAGCGAGACTTCGCTGAGCGCGCGCAGCAGGTCTTGCGCGTGTTGCTGGTCGCCGTCCATCCCTACTTCTTTGCTTCCACAGGGACGATTTCGGTGATCATTTCTTCGCGCTTGCCGAAGCGCATCACCGACTCGGTAGTGAGCTCAGCAGTGATCGGATAGCTCAGGTGCTGGATAGGACGCAGCAGGTCCACAGACACGGGATAGCGGTCGCCCATGTATCCCTTGGACACATTGCCCGCCATGGGCGGAGCAAGACGGGTCATGGTGTAGACCGTGCCGATGCTGTAGGGCTGACCTGTTTTTTTTGAGGTGCCCTCACTGATCTCAATTCCGACAATTTGCTTAACTTCTTTTGCCATTTACGCTGCTTTCTGTATCAGGTCGCAAACCCGCGACCAATTAGGGCCAGCTTCCAAGCTGGAGGACTTCACACGTCGAGGCACGCCGATGACGCGCACTTCTTCAACGAGGGACGAAACATCAAAACCATCGATTTCTGAGGCGCAATGAATGGCCTTGCCATAGGTGCGGCGCAGATGGATAAGCAGGTGAGAGAGGGTCACCTCCCCCTCTGTACGCTGCGTTGGAATCACGTCGCCGGCTTGATTGATGAGATCAGCCAGCACGGGATAGGCACCCGCGAAATAGCGGTCCCTGTCCGTCAACGCATCAAGCGGTATGACGCGATCACGCGATCCGAACTGCACCTCATAACGCGTCCATTTCGAATTGGGATCGCCGAGTTGCTGGCCTTTTTCATATGCCCGGCAGACCTTGCCGTTTTTCGCTTTGCCGATGTACAAGGTGCGCTCCCTGCTGTTGAGCCAGTCGCCGGCTTGGGATGTCGCAGGGGGGCGACCGGATGTGCTGAAACGCCCTGCTTTGTAGAAATCGACCGCGTCTTCGACGGTGTATTCGCCATTAAGGAAGTCCACGGCCAGATCCAAGCGCGTGATCTTTGCTTCCAGAAATTCAATCAGTTCGCGGACCTCACTCCAATCATTGAAGAGAGCGCAGCCACTGCCGGAAATCGTGACGAGGCACGATCCTTTTTGAGCCTCGCCGCCCCAGGCAATAAAGCCCATGGGCTGTTTCTTGGAGCCCACGTGGGCCACCAGCGTGACGCTGTGCTTGTAGCCGCGCAGCCCCTTGCCCTCATCCAGGCCAGTGACAGGCCGGCGCATGATTTGGGAAAGCCGATCTATCAGGTCGAACAGCGTGATTCGAGGGCGATCCTCGGTGCCGAGTTGGAACGTGAAATTCAGCCAATCGACCTTCGCTTTTTGCTCGCAGACGCTCGGGGAACTTTCCCCCCGTGTTACCGCACGGGGGGGGCGCGCTGCGCGCGCCGCGGACAGCTGACGAACGTTGCTCATGCGGCCACCTGAGCGTATGCGGCACGCGCAGCGGCCAGGGTTTCATAGCTGCGACCTGCCGCCTTTTCGCGGCTGATGAAGCCCTCGAAATCGTGGTCCTGCGTGCTGTAGTCAAGGATGAATTTGGCGCAGGCCGCAAGGCGCCAATAGACATCGAACATGCGCAGATCGTCGGCGCGAGATGGATGGGCCATCATGGAATCGTGCAGACGGCGGAAGCCCTGCAGGCGCTGTGCTGTCACCGAGGTCATGCGCGGCCGTCCGAGTTCAGACCGCTGTTGCAGCCCAAGCAGAGAAAACGAGGATGGGGCGGCTCGTGGCACAACTCTTCAAGATTGGCGCTTCCGCAGACTTGGCACTTCAGGGTGCCCACCCCCTGCACGGCAGCGGCCGGAGCCGGCAAGCAAGCAGCCGGTGCCGTTTGTTCGGCAGGGGATGGACGTTCGAAGATGGGGGGCATGCCGGCTCCTGTGTAAGATTCCCATTTAGGGAACGTTCTCAAAACGAGAACAAACCAAGCATATCAAACCATTCTCAAAAGGAGAACACCTTGAATACGAAAGATTTGATCGAAGCAGCAGCAGCCGCCGCTGGCAGTCAGCGCAAGCTATCGCTGCTGATCGACGTTCAGCCGGGCAATCTCACAGAGATGAAACAGGGCAAGCGGAAGTGCAACCTACGTACAAGGGCGAAGCTTGCCGAGATCGCAGGCTATGACCTCAAGGCTGCCGTCATTGAGGGCGCAATCGAGGAGCTAGAAGAGGGTGATGCTACAGAAAAAGAAGCAGCAGAGGGGCTAAAAGCCATCCTCAAAGCATTCCCCGCGAAGCTACCAGGGAAGCTGGAGCGGGCGATGGGAATCGAACCCACGTCTTG